TTGTTGACGGCGTAGAGTAGGACAAATTGTCAACAGTCTACAGACCCCCGCTTTACTAGGTTGTGCGGTAAACAACCTAGACCGATTAAATAACAGTATGAAAGAGCTACTAAAAAGTCTGCCGCAGCTACTAGCTGCGCTACCAGAAATAGTCAAGTATCTTAAGTACATTCCTATCATTATGATTTTAGCCGGATTAGGATATGGCATATTCTATTGGACGCAAAATTATAAAGATCCTTACGTCTGCGTGAACAATCATGTATTCGAACAACTTAGAATAGATTCCGACATTTATGTTTTTAAAGGCGGAACCTGTGTTGATTCTAAAGATTTAAAATAATTAGGGCTGTGATTGAGCTGGGGTTCTTGGCTGCTTTGCAAGCAGTTATCGGTGGGTTCGATTCCCACACGGTCCACCATACAATTGGGGAGTAGATCAATTGGTAGATCAACGGGTTTTGATCCCGCAGGTTGCAGGTTCGAGTCCTGTCTCCCTTGCCAATACCGCTGTAGTGAAATAGGATATCATACAACCCTGCGAAGGTTGAGTCTCAGGTTCAACTCCTGATGGCGGTGCCAAACAATGGTGTCATTAGTGTAGTGGCCTGCACCCTGCTCTGTGAAAGCAGTAGTACCGGATCGATACCGGTATGGCACCCCAATGCTCTTATAGTATAAAGGTATTACACTACATTGGTAATGTAGAAACTCTGGATCGTTACCAGATAGGAGCACCAATTTGCTGCTTTAGCTGATGTGGTCATAGCGGCGGTCTGAAGAGCCGTTGAACGTGGTTCGATTCCACGAGGCAGCACCAACTAATATGGCCTCATATCTCAAAAGTAGAGCACTCGACTGATAATCGAAAGACGTAGTAGCGTTACCTGCTAAGGCTACCAGTAAAGTAAGGAAGAAATATTTTTTCTGCTTCTTCCCAAGTTATTCTTTTATCTGTGTTGATATGTTTTAATGCAAAAGAATAGCACTGTCTAAAAGTATTGCCATTGTGTACAGAATGTAGATCGTGTGCATTAACTAAGGACACTGAATCTAAAATGCCTTGGTCTAAGATATCTAAGTCGTTAAGAGTGTAACCTCCCTCAACAGTTTCTCCTAGCGTATTAGTATAAGTCTTTATAGACTGTCCTGATTTTATTTTATACCAAATCATTTTAGCCTGTTGGCTATTGTAGATAAAATTTATTTTTACACAACCATATTCTGGACTACTGTCTCTATGTATGGTATACTGTTGATTAGGTACTGCAATTAACATTCTTGGAATGTCATAAGCGAGTCCAAGGGAACTTAACCAATTTTTAAAATTTTGATCTATCATGTGTTCTTTAATTTCTAATTCTACATGAACCTTGATAGGTGGAAATTTGTAAGGCTTGAATTCAAATGGAAGATTAAGATAGTGATAACATTTCATAGAAGTAAACCTTTTTCTTCAAAATGTTTAACTACATCATCCCATTGATAATTTTCTAAATTGAATCTTACACTTATGCAAAATCGATATTCATGATCATTAGTAATGGCATGAGGTAAGTCTACTCTAACTAATGTAGCTTGATCAGAAATTTCTACAGAATCAATCTTAGTTAGTTGTTCAATTGGCCATTTAACATCGTAAACAGAAGGTGCATTTTTAGTTACATGCATTTTGCCTTCAGGTAACTCATACCAGTGCATTTGACTGTGTTTGCCGCCAATTACCCAATTAATTGCAAAGGGTACCGACTTAATTTGATCTTGTGTACTATTAGCATCAAGATCTATATGTGCCATTTGATCAGTAGTACCAATAGGTCTATAAAAAATGATTGATTTATATGCAAGTTCTAGGCCTAGAGAATTTACATATTCTATCCAAGACTTTTTAAAAAGTTTATTCGATTCTACAGTCCAAACTCTAAAATTAGGCAGGAACCTCGGTTCTCTATAAAACCATTTATAGGACGTACTCAACGCATCTTGCGTGTTTATATTCACTCTATGCCAACTAGGTAGGGGTTTCATAATGCTACTCTAAATTTATATTTATGGGGATTAAATTACCTCATAAATACTGGAGGAGTTGATTATGAAAAAATATTGGTTAAAACACGAAATACCTATTGCCGAAGAACTAATGTCCTTGGCACCAAAACTACTACAAGAATTTTTGGACTTTCATCCTGATTGGCTTACAGGCGGATTTAAAGAAGGAAGAAGCCATGATTTTGTCAATTGGAAAACTGAAGGATTAAAATATACTCATCCTTATGCAGAACCTCCAATTGTGTTTAATGGATTAGAACAACCAGATATTGTTGCTGCATTTCCAACTGCTGCGGCATTAACTGAAAAATATTTTGACGATTGTCCTAGTAGCTTATATTCAACACTGGAACCGGGCATTATTCCAAGACACACCGGGAAAGAAAATAGAGACAACGAATACCTGCGTATTCATGTTCCGCTGCATACTCCTGCAGGAGACATTTTCTTTGAATGCGAGGGAGTAGAAATAGACTGGACAGACCTTTGGGGATTTAATAATCAGTTGATACATTCTGCACACAATTATACAGGACGTAGAAGATTGATCTATATGATAGATATCAGTTATAAAAGATTAGGTCTTGAAATACAACCTAAATATAATCCTATACGCGAACTTAGGATACCTGCATTTGTAAGAGGTAAGTTACCTAAGCAGCTTCATGCACATCAGGAACTGGCCTTAAAAGCTAATTTAGGATTAAAAGAAGTGGCTTATCAAAGCCCAGTAATAGATATGAAACCAATAGAAGGTTTCGTCAGTTATAAAGAAGAAGAAGCACTTAGAGCTCAAAAAAAGAAGGAACAAGAACAATGACGGCCTTTCGTTCAACGGATAGGATGCTGCGCTTCGAACGCAGAGATATGGGTTCGATTCCTGTAGGGCCGGCCAGCTTATGACAAAATTAGCATTAATCACAGGCGGCACACGAGGCATCGGAGCTGCCATTGCAGACAATTTAAGTCTTGACTACAAAGTGGTCACTGTTGGTCGTAGTGCCGGCGCAACAGAACAGGGTGATTTAACTGATAGCAATTTTAGAAATTATCTTGTTGAAACGTATACTCCTGATCTGTTTATCAACAATGCTGCGGCATTGTTTTTAGACAAATACAAAATGATTCACGTCAATGGTACAGTTGCAGTAGACTTACTGTTTAAATTCTATGACAAAATGAATCAAGGACAAATTATTAATCTGTCAAGTATTAGTGCAGAAAGATTGACCGGTGTTAAAGAAGGTGAGCCAAGAACTGCCTATGCTCTGGCTAAAAAGTTTTTAAAAGACAGTAGTTTGACACTGAGCAACAGTAGAATGAAGCCAATTAAAGTTATGTGTCTAAGCCCGTCAGCAGTAGATACTGACATGGCTAGAAGTCTCACTGAGTATAGAGTCAAAGACGAAGACTATCAAAACTACAATTGGGACTCTAGTATTTGTTGGGCAAGACCTCAAGAAATCGCTAGTATAGTTAGATGGATGATAGAACAGCCTGAGTGGATTAATATACCAGAAATGGTAGTAGATAACCACTACAGCAAATCATTTATTTGGTAATTAAAGATTATAAAAATACAGTCGCTTAACTTGTTCTTGATCTTGAAAGAAAGTGTATTGACTATTTTGTTTTATCTTTTCCAACATGCCTGGTTTAAAATTTACATTGTCCCATACATAGAAAAGATACAGATCATTATCGAATGTAACACTGTGCGGTACATGACTTCCTGAAAAAACTAGGATACTAGATCTAGCAGTAATTTTAAATTCATGCGGTTGTCTTTGATCTGTGTAAGATCGTTTTAATAACGCAGGACTACTATAGTAGCCTAAAAGATTAGGATCATCATCTGGGATTGGATCCCAGAACTTATAAGTAAGTCCAGTGCCATTAAAAGTTACACGAACAGCAATTGTTAGTGTAAGTCTGTTTTCTTCCGTGACGCGATGTGTATGTACAATAAATTCATTGTCCAAACTTTCATGTCCAATTAATACAGCAGCGTGATCGCAATCTTCTATAAAAGTTTCTGCAAGAGTTTCTGCATCTCTAGTTAACTGCATGAATCTTCTGTAGATATAAGGCTGATCATACATAGCAGTTTGCATAGCATGATCAAACGTGTACATAAGTAGCCAAGTAGGAATTTTACCTTTGTGGGTAGACAGATCATGCGGTCTGCGTACAATACTACTGGTTCTTTCTTTAAGAAAACGAGAACCAGTTAAGTCAGGGCTCTTGTCCCAAATACCATTTCCTTTGTAGTCAATCATATTACCAATAGGTATTATATGTTTGACAAACCAATCTAAATGTAAAGGTAACAAGGTCCAACAAATTATTTGATTTTTTGGCGGGTAGTAAGTATATGGAAATTTACTGACATATTCATCATTAGATGTATATCGATTGAACTCTACATCGGCTGCAGAATGTGCATTATGAAAACTAAGAATGAGATCATCATATTTGACTCTATTTTCAGCAGCCCATTCGTCGTACTCTGCTTCCGACCAGAATATCACCCGAAGTTCGGACTCTAAACCGTTTGGCGTCCAATGTTGCTCTATGTTAACAATCGCGTCTGATTTGAGCAACAGCTTGTATAATTCTATAATATCTTTGATGTTATGAGGATTTTCATCAATTGTAGTTCTTTTAACTACATTGTAAACTATGTAAAGATTTGAGTTCATTGTCAAATATTTATTGAGTTAGCAAAATCTAAATTAAAATTAGGTTGACCAAATTAATGTTTGATAGTATAATAATAGAAATAAAAAAGGAGAGCATTATGCCTGCTGTGTTTTTAGTAAGCGACACGCATTTTGGACACGCTGGTGTGTGCCGATTTTTGCGTGAAGATGGAAGCAAACTTCGTCCTTGGGATGATCCTAGCGAAATGGACGAGGCTATGATCAAGCGATGGAACGAACGTGTTCGCCCAAACGACAAAGTTTATCACTTAGGTGATGTAGTGATTAATCGTAAAGCATTATCTACGTTATCTCGCTTAAACGGAGACAAAGTGTTAATCCGTGGTAACCACGATATCTTTAGGGATGACGAGTATAGAATGTACTTTCGTGAATTACGTGCATACCACGTTATGAACGGAATGATCTTAAGTCATATTCCAGTACACGAAGCAAGTTTAGGTCGGTTTGGTGTCAACATTCACGGACACTTACACGCAGGTCGTGTTAAAAAAGCACGTGGTATAAATGCTAAAACGGGAGAAGTTTTATACAGTGACGAAATTGATACTCGTTATCATTGCGTATGTGTAGAACAAACCGACTACACACCTATCTTGTTTGAAGACGTTATCAAGCGTATTGAAGAAGAAGGTGGGACCGTTGGATTTAAAAACGGCAACGGTCCTACTATGTAAGGAGAACATTATGAAACCAACATTGTTTGAAAATCTATTTACTAAAGAAGTTGTAATTTGTGATAACCCTAAAGACATTCAAGCCATTGACGGTGTCGAATATCTATTAGTACATAGAGAATATAACCAAAGAAAGTTTCTTATTCGTAGAGACAGTTTGAAAAAAATAGATAAAATAAAAGCTTGACAGTCTGTTGGTAAGACTATATAATAGAAGAATAGTTTAATTGTTCATTAAAAATTAAGTTTCTTCTGCGCATGTGGTGGAATGGTAGACACGCTAGTCTTAGGAACTAGTCTTTCGGGGTGGGGGTTCGAGTCCCTCCATGCGCACCATATAGAAACACATTAACGGTACCCTCCGAGTAAAGATTGGGCTAAGTTAATGTGACGTAATCTGAAGCCAGGTTAGTGTGTTCCTATATGGGAGGTTAGCTCAGTTGGTAGAGCGTTGCCCTTACAAGGCAAATGTCGCCGGTTCGAACCCGTCACCTCCTACCAAATATGTCCCCCGGTAGTTTAACGGTAAAACAGCGGATTTATATCCCGTGTGCAACAGATAATTGGCCAATGTGGGTTCGACTCCCGCCTGGGGGACCAATTTAATGGAAGTGTGGCAGAGTCTGGTTTATTGCACCTGTCTTGAAAACAGACGAACCGAAAGGTTCCGTGAGTTCGAATCTCACCGCTTCCGCCAGATTTGATAAAATAGTTCTTGAATTTTTTTTGAACTTCATGTAATATATAGGTTCATTAGTTAAGTTCTTGAAAGGAAACAAAAATGAATTTGAAACTCAAAGCAGCATTAATTTCAATTGGTGTAATGGGCAGCGCATTTTTAACAGGGCTTATTTTAAGCCAATTTCCTACTTGGGTAGTAGGAGTTATTGCTATTGTTTTTGCCCTAGGTATAGTTTATAATCTAGCACTTGCTGGATTGAAGTTTGATCAAGCAGTAGAAAAAATGAACGAGAAATATCAAAAGTAAAGAATATGGAGCGTTGGCCGAGTTGGTCGAAGGCACTTTCCTGCTAAGAAAGCATCGGGGCTAAAACTCTGATCGTTGGTTCGAATCCAACACGCTCCGCCAAAATTTTATCATAGGATAATAAATGTTAAATTTTTTTAAAAAATGGACACCTGTATTCATAGTATTCGCAATAATTATTAATTTAATTGCAAGTTATGGAGCAGACAACGATGCGGCATTCAATGCCAACATTATTGCACTAACAGGATGGATAGTTATTGCATTTGAAACATTTACAAAAAGGTCACAATATGAAAGCTAATTCAAGTTTTAAACTAAGTAAGTCTAGTAAAATGATGATGGCCAGTATGTTGCCGCCACGTAGTCATGCTTTTAAAGCAGCAATGATTCAAGCAGAATTAGCAGCAGCCGTTAGGCCTAAAACTAATAAAGCAGATCGATCAGCTAAGGCGGCAGAATAAATGGCTGGCAAAGGTTCTAGACCTAGGCCTTATAGCATAAGTCAAAATCAGTTTGCTAGCAACTGGGATAATATTTTTAATAAAGGTAAAACAATGCAAGTAAGAGTTCAAGAAAAAATTGGTACGTGTGGCTGTGGTCGTAGCCCAACAGGTAATTGTATTGGTTGGCACGGTCTTAGCGAATCGGAGTATCAAGCAAAATTAGCTTCGTATATTGCAGAACAAGATAAAGGAACAACAAATGCAGGTTAAAGCCAGTCATATTTTAGTACCAACGCTCACAGAAGCACAAGCATTACACAACAAAATTTCAGCAGGCGAAGACTTTGCTGAATTAGCAAGAAACAGTAGCAGTTGTCCCAGTGGCCGCAATGGCGGTGACCTAGGAATGTTTGGTCGTGGACAAATGGTTAAACCATTTGAAGATGCCGCTTTTGGTCTTGATGTTGGTGGCCTCAGCGAGCCAGTCCAGACACAGTTTGGTTTTCACGTAATCAAACGTACTGCGTAAGAAATTGCCCTTTTAGTTAAATGGTATAACAGTTGATTTGTAATCATCAATTGGTGGTTCGATTCCATCAAGGGGCACCAAGAACCTCGTAGGCCCATCTACGTTATAAATGGGGGTCTGTTGGCTTAACCAGAACGCCAAGGCTCATGCGATGTGCCTCAGAACCCGCTATATGGGTGCAAGAAAAATCGTAGGTGGGTTCTACACCTTACCAGAAGTAAATGTAGCGGACAGAGTAACAGCTCAGTCTAGGGCTAGTGAGGACTAGTGGCTAGGCACTTTTATAGAACACATTCGGTTGGCTCATAGCCAACAGAGACATAAGAAACGTGAGTGTGTTTTATCAAAGTATGCGGGGTTAGTTTAATGGTAAAACTACAGATTTCCAATCTGTTGTTGAGAGTTCGATTCTCTCACTCCGCTCCAGACATTTCGGAGTGTGGCGCAGTCTGGCTAGCGCACCTGGTTTGGGACCAGGGGGTCCAAGGTTCGAATCCTTGTACTCCGACCAAGACGTTCTGTCTAATCAGCAGATACTGTGACCCGCAGGATGAGAAGTGGTGTGATAGCCAAGGGTGGTACCACTCCTACCGAAGTGGCGCTGGCAATGCGAGAACGGAACCCGTCGGGGAGTGGGTGGAGGCCATGGGTACGCAAGTAACTATGGTATAATTACCACCGGGGTTCGCAGAGCACTTAATTCATGCACAGGTGGCAGAGAGGCCCAATGCAAGAGTCTGCAAAACTCTAAAGCCGTCGGTTCGAATCCGACCCTGTGCTCCATACTTTTAAACAGTGGCGGAAGGGTGAAACGGTTTACACGCTGGTCTCATAAGCCAGAAACATCAGGTTCGATTCCTGTTTTCCGCAACCAAAGATAAATTATTATATGGAGTATTACTATGAAGACTGGTGAAACTTTAAATAAAGCGTATGGTAATATTCCAAAAGAAGTTCCTAGAATAAATCTCTATGAGTTTGGTCCAGTGAGAGGTATTAAATACTATTGGATTAAATTTATTAGAAGATTCACAAGATGATGCGGGCGTAGCTCAGTTGGTAGAGCGTTACCTTGCCAAGGTAAATGTCGTCAGTTCGAACCTGATCGCCCGCTCCAATTACTTAAAGTAATTAGTTTCTCTCAGAGCAATGTTAATAAACTTGCTAGCAAATTCAAAATTTTTACTCAATGCTGTAAACAATTCCGGATTTAAAGATCTACTGGCTATACTATAGCTTGTTGACCCAATATTGATATAATAACCAATATCCATTCCTCGTTGTTTACCAAAGGTTGGGAATACTCCGCAGAGAAACAAACATTCGTCACCAAGATGCTTGGCATCACTAGCCGTTTGTATTGTTAAATAATTTTCAGCAATACTAGGTTTTGGATACCAATCGCTCTTTTCCATATGATCTGCCAATAGCAGCAGTATATAACTTTCAACATATTTGGGGAGCTCGTAGCCATAAAACTCGCTAGCCTCTTGCAAAAGTTGATAAAAGGCTGTAATATAGTGGTTGTTCATAAAAATATTTATTACTACTCCATAGTGTAACGGCAGCATACCGGTCTCCAAAACCGTTGGTCGCGGTTCGAATCCGTGTGGGGTAGCCATTAAAGAGAGATACAAATGAGAAACTTAATTTTAACTTTAGACAGCAGCGGATTACCTCATGATTGGACTACTTGGCAAGATGCCGTTACATTGAAGTGTAAGGGATCTATCGCCTGGGAATTTGGTGATGAAGAATTCGTTTTCAGAGGCGGTACTAACCGTATGACTGGGCTACCTTCTGAAGTTAGTATCAGTTCGATTATAGCTCTCAAATCTAAATTTTCTAACCGAAATCGAACACCGGCATTTAACAATCGAAACCTTTTTAGAAGAGATCTAGGCGTATGTGCTTACTGTGGCGTAACACACAAAGAAATTGATCTTACCAAAGATCATATTCAACCACAAAGCAGAGGCGGAGTTACTAACTGGATGAACTGCGTTACTGCATGTAAACGCTGTAACAACAAAAAGGACGATAGAACTCCTGAAGAAGCAAATATGTTACTAAAGTATGTGCCGTATATTCCAGATCGAGCAGAAGGATTAATACTGCGTAATAGAAACATACTTGTAGATCAAATGGAGTTTTTGAAAAACTTTTTACCCAAGCACAGTAGAATGTTATCAATGTTTAACTAACCTTAAGGCAAATATGAAAAAACTTATCAGCATCTTTATTTTAGGCATAACTCTTTTTTCCAACAATGTACAAGCAGAACGACCAAGAGATGTCATTATGCGTGACTTTAATCAAGGAGTTAATAGACTAGATCTTAACGACGATCAAAAGAAGAAATGGGACGCTGTTATCAGCACCATCTTTCGTCTACATGAAAAGTTAGGTGGATGGGGTAAGTACGCTCAAGCTGGCGCACCTTGGGTACAGTATCCAGGGCATTGGTACGTGGTTAGGCACACTAGTGACCCTGCTAGTGATCTAGTAAACAAATATTCTACTATCACAGTAGAAGATTATAATCGAGTTATTAGAGCTCACATTGACATCCATATTCGAATGGAGGAATTTGATAATAGTCTAGATATAAAAACACGTCGACAATTTCGTTCTCATTTTAGAGATGTTTGGGCATGGGTATATGACCAAATGACAGATCAGTTGAGTAGATCTCTAGACAAAGAAATCAAAGACACTAGATCATTTACATCGAATATAAAACTTTCTAAAGAACAAAGAAAGCAAGTTGACGATTATCTGTCCGAACTTGAGCAAGCAAGAAAGGATACTTCCGAAGCTAAAAGCGAAGGACGTAAGACCATGTGGAAGATTATGACTAATGCTGAAATTCCATGGGGGCAAAATCCTCTAATGTGTTCGACCTTTTTTAATGCTTATGGTCGAACAATGGACACTTATATAGCCACAGTAAAAAATATTGAAGCTGTGTTAGACGAAGATCAAAAAATTATTTTTCAAAAAAATGTAGTAGCCAAATATCAAAAAGAATTTGACAGTCTTACCAGCACACTTAAATAGTGTATGAACGTAGATATTAGAGACTGTACACATTTTGGTATATTACACAGACCTGATAAGTATCTTTCCGAAAGTGTTGCTAATCAAAGTTTTGAAATAACACAATACTGGACAGAAACTTATATAAAAACTTATCAGGTCTCTGCAGACATTGATGAACTTTTAAAAATTGCATTAGCGCAAGGCAAAAAGTATTGCCTTATTCAAGAATCAGGAAATATGATCTTTGATCATAGTTTCTACAAAACTCTAGCACCCTATCTTAATAATGACAATTGGTTTGCAATTGCTCACATCATTGCCAAAGAATCAACAGGCATACACCCCCAAACCATTTTTGTAAATGTAGAAAATTGGAATCGTATTGGACAACCTAGTTATCAAGAACACGCTCCTAATAGTCCAATAGATTTAATTGTACCAAAAAAAAGTTTAAGCAATATACACGATGATTATACGCCTTTATGGATATTGCCTTCTAAGAATACAACCGCTGTCAGTGATTATCAGCCTGGGTGGGGTTGGATTAACTCTGCGTTAGAAGCAGGACTGATCGTACGGAACTTTACACATGATATGAGACAATATAAAGTTTTCTTGTACCCAGATAAAGACCACCTATGGTATGATATGCAGAGTATGATTCTTCATTCTCTAGCAGTAGAGCGTACTAAAGTATTTTTTGATAATACTGAAGGTATAAGTGGATTTGAATCTGTGTCTAATATTGATAATTTTTATCTAGTAGCTAGCGGTTTCAAACCAAACGTTATTGCCGAAGCTTGCGGATTTAATAATAATACAAACATTTGTTATATAGACTATAGCGGCAATGCACTTGAATTTAAAAGATGGTTGCATAAGAATTGGGATGGTCGAAACTATGTAGAAACTGTTCGACAATATGTTACCATGATACCTGCACTATTTGAAAGTGTTAAATTTGCAGATGTAGAAGATCACTGGCGTCAAGTAATTAATTATTTTGGTAGTGAAGAAAAGTTTGCTCTACACTGGAAAAAATTTAACAGTTGTAAAATAAGTTATTTGCTAGTAGACATTGTAGGATTTCAAAGAAACTATCTGATTAACGTAATTGATCCAACAAAGAACAATGCTATTTGGTGGAGCCATGCTTTTAATACATTTAACAGTCTTATGTTAAAAGGACGAGAAGGATCAGCAGTGTGCTATAAACATTGGATAGAAGATCTCTACAAACGAGATCCAAATATCATAACACTCAGTTGCTACGATAATCGACAAGAGTTATTACCATCTACTTCACTCAAGGAATACTTTAATGGATCTATATAATTGGATTATATTTCAAAGTAGATTACCTTGGTTAAAGATTATGCAAGACTGTCCTCACGACGAGATGCTAGCCGAGGCACGGGCAGTTAGGTCAAGATTTGTAGCTCATAGATATACTACCGGTGAGACTCATCAAGGTTGGAGTAGTTTAGTCGTGCATGGCCTTGGTCCTGAATGTACTTTGGCCCACGAATCATATGGCTACGACGATATAATGCAAGCACCACATGCATGGACAGAAATAGCAGACTTATGTCCTGTAACTAAGAGTTGGATAGAAAGTTTAGAATTTGAACACCTTTTTAGAGTAAGATTTATGTTGTTAGAAGCTGGCGGATTTATTGCTGAACATACTGACACTGATCAGTCTAGATTATTTGCGTATAATGTAGCTCTTAATCAACCCGAAGAATGTGTGTTTACAATGACAGAACACGGTCCAATACCATTTAATAAAGGCGATACATTTTTGTTAGATGTTAGCAACAGTCATCATGTGTATAATAATTCGAATGAAGATCGTTATCATATAATCATACACGGTGTTCCGGGAGCAAAGGCTAGAGATCGAGTAGTAAAAAGTTTCTTAAAGAATAAAAAATGAGCACACATCCTTATTATCCAAGATTCACATACTTTAATCAGCAGTTAGAAAACTTCGATTGGACTAACAGTAAAATTTTAGACTACGGAGGTAACTGGGGTAATCTGTTAAGAGATCCTAGCAGTACTATACCCCAAGAAAATTACTGGTGCATCGATGTAAGTGAAGATGCTATCAATCAAGGTAAACAAGATTATCCTAATGCACATTGGTACTATTACAATAAATGGAATCATTGCTACAACAGTAACGGAGATAAGAGTTTAAAAATACCTAGCCTTGAAACTAAATTTGATCTGATTACTGCATTCAGTGTAGTAACACATGTCACAGAAGAAGACATGATAGACATAATATATCATGATTTATTTCCATTGCTTAATACAAACGGTATTCTAGCTTTTACATTACTAGAACCTTCTGCTTTAGTTTATTTTGCTAAAAAACGAGGACTTAGTCTAATTGAGATAACAAAACTATTAAGCAAGGCCGCAGCACACAAAGATAGTCTTTATTACATTAACTCAGATATCATTATAGGTGTAGATCAGCCAGTACCGTTGCCTAGCTCTGATTTCTTTGTAAGCTTTTATTCGATAGAACGTGCCAAAAAAATATTCTCTAATAACCTTCTAGATATTAAAAAACCTGCAAACAGCGAGATACAATATTGTGTATTTCTTAAGAATCATCCTGCTCAAGAAGAATAATTGGATCAGGATCTAATCCTACAGACAGAGTTACCCGAGGAACTTTTGCTTCATCATTAAGTTTGATTCCGTGCGGCTTACTAATTCTTAAAACAGTTGGTTCGTCAACTGTTACTTCATCTACAAGATTATAATCAGTGTTTACAACGCTGTAGAATACTGCCCCGTTAGGGAAAATCTCTTGGCTAAATTTAACATTAGCATAAAAACTTGTAACTGTTTCTTCACAGTTTACAATAGGAATGTTTACTCTTGCTCTATCTGCACCAGAGTCAACATGAATCGCGCCTTCATAATTACTCAACATTATGTAAGCAATAACAAATTTTACCTTAAACCCTAATTCTTCAAATGCTTGATCAAACTCAGGACATTCTTTTCTAAACTCTTTATGATCAAATAAAAACACTGGAACTATATTTCTTAGATCTTGAGGATTAGTTAAAAACTTTTCTTTTTCCTTATCTAAAAACTCTTCTGCTTTTTTTTGAATAACATCCAGATTTTTTAATTTAATTTTTTTCCAGTATTTCATTTCTAATCCTTAAAAAATACATCCACTTATACTTAATCTTTTTTTACCTGGAGTTAAGTTCCAAGCTCTATGCATGGTGTCAACTTTTAACATGTGCCACCTATGCGGCATTATTACTTCTGAATGCAAAATAGTTTCTTTATCATCTTCATAAAATGTTGTTTCGACATCTTCATTTCCTTGATTAAAGATGTAATTAAATTTTATAGTTGCTCCAATGTCCTTGTGCATTGGTAAATCAGTTCGTATGACTTGCACAAACCATTTTATTGATTTACATATATTTTCTTTGCACCATTGATTCAAATTATCAGTTGGTGGAATCGAACTGTATATATGTTTCATAATTTTATACTTTGGATCGTTCTCTGGGAACGCATTATTTTTTTGAGACAAGATATATTCGTCGGTTATCTCATCTAAAAGCTCTTGAGGTATTCTGGGTAAATTTATATAGGTCACGTACATGGAAAATATTTATCTGCTACTATTATCAATAAATATAGAAAAGTAGAGGAACTTATGCAAATCAAACCATTAGACTATTGCGGAGTAGAAATAACTGACATCGATCTTGCCAATCTGACAGACGATGACTACGCTCAGATAAAAGAAATATACCTCCAACATTTGATAATTGTTATCAGAAATCAAAAAGTTGCTACAGTTCCTTATGCTAAATTGATTCAAAGACTTGGAACTATTGCCAATTGGAAACAGGCAGTATGGGATATTTTTGGAAAACCTTCTAAATTTTTTACAGGAAGTCCTGTTGATGCATTCAGCTTTACAGGACCAGATTATATGTTTCCTGTACAACGAGTTACTGGTAAAAAAATAAACGGTCAGCGCACTGGAATTTTTGGACAAGGTAAACTAGATTGGCATTCGAATATGAATGGACCTTTTAATCGAGCTCGAGGTGTCGCGCTCCAGGGAGTTTCAAAAGGCATTATTGGAACTAGTACCAGCTGGATGGACACTACATTAGCCTATGCTGCTATGAGTGACGAGCTTAAAAAGAGATGTGAAGGTGTAGTTGGAAGATTTGAATATAGTCCAGAAATTTGGGCTGAAGGTCTTCCACCTGACCAATATTCTGATATGTTAAAGAATAAAGAAGAATATTATGAAATGCCGTTAGTTAACATAAGTCATTCAGGAAACCCCGGACTTTATTTTCATTTTATGAATAAATGTTCGTTCCCTAGCGATCCAGAACTTCTCGAAATACTAAAAACACATTGCTTCCAACCACAGTTTATCTACACACACTTTTGGCAACCAGGAGATATTGTTGTCAGCGATCAAGTTCTTACTCTACATAAAAGAGATACTGACGATCCTAAAATTTTAGAAGAAAGAGTTCTCAGTAGATACACCTTTAATCACTAATGATTATTCATCGTATCGACAGCAACTATCCTATAGAAAAGATAATAGAATTCTGTAGTCATTCTAAAGTTGATCCGCTACCTGGTGCAATCAATATGTCTATTGATGATTGGGAAAATAAAAATTATACCTTATTGTATACACTATACAAACAAAAAAGATATGATGACCCTAGCAAGTCGGCATACCTTGGTATAGAGTTCGCCGGTAAGATCATAGCAGCCGGTGGATATTATCCATTAGATTCGGATCCTAATATTGCTATATTAATGTCTAGGATGTATACTATACCTAAAGCCAGGAATCAAGCAGTACATGGTAAGTTTTTATTTCCGAGAATAATGTCGGAAGTTGCGGAATTGAACTACCAAGCAGGCCTGGTCTCATATAATCAATATAATTTATGGATGAAGACCGCTCTTATGAGAGCTAGTAGTGGCCGAGGAATCTTTTTAGGTATTAAAACACCTGATGAATATCGAGGATGGACTGATATAGAACAACCCCTCATGATAAAAAATACTCCACAATGGTGTTTATATAAACTGTTTAATCCTACTTATCTACCCATATTTCTAAAAAGTATAGATAAAATCAAAATTTTATCTCAATAAATAAACTATGTTTCCTTTAAATTTATATTCAGCCATTGCGCTGTCATTGTTATTCACCCATGTAACTATTATAGCAGTTACATTATACCTACATAGGTGTGCTACGCATCGTGGATTAGAAATGCATCCAATACTATCTCACTTCTTTCGTGCATGGCTTTGGTTAACTACTGGTATGACTACTAAAGCATGGGTAGCAGTGCATCGCAAACATCATCAGAATACAGATGCCGAAGGCGATCCACATAGTCCACATATGTTCGGAATCTGGAGATTGATCGGAGGTGGATGGAGTTTGTATCACGAAGCGACCAAAGACCCGGCCATGGTTATAAAATATGGATCAGGTACTCCTAAAGATTGGGTCGAGCGTAAAATCTACACCAAATTCCATCAGTATGGTATTCTTGTAATGTTAGTTATAGACTTATTATTATTTGGATGGTGGGGCGCACTAATATGGGTAATACAAATGATTTGGATACCTTTCTGGGCTGCTGGAATTATAAATGGGCTAGCACACTGGTGGGGTTATCGCAACGGTGAGACTAAAGATCAAAGCAGAAATATTAGTCCATGGGGTATCTTAATTGGCGGTGAAGAGCTGCATAATAATCATCACATGGATCCTGCAAGTCCCAAGTTTAGTCGCAAGTGGTTTGAAATCGACATAGGTTGGGTATACCTTAATATTTTCAAGTTAATTGGATTGGTAAAATTAAAATGAAAAAAACCCTTTTACTATTACTAATATCTTTTTTTATGAGTTCTCTGGCTTATGCCGAGCCACCTAAAAAATTTAAATCTAAAAAATATAAACAGTATCAAACAAAAGTTTATAAGAAAAAACTAAAGGTTTCTAAAAAATTCTATTCGCCTAATAGCTCATATGCAATATACGATTACTCTAGTTCTCAATTTGACAATGAGCATAATGTAACCGACATTAAAAGCATTGCCAGTATAACAAAGTTGTTTACAGCTATAACTGTAGTTAACAGCAAAGCCGACTTAAACGAAAAACTATACGTGACTGGTAACAACGGCGGCAAAGTTATCAAAGGCTCGTGGATCAGTCGAATAGATCTTTTAAAAGCAATGGTTACTAATTCTGATAACCTAGCAGCTGAAGTATTGGCCAACAATCATCCTAGAGGGTTTAAACAATTTATAATTGATGCAAATGACTATAATAAACGAATTGGGTTAAAGCATACAGAAATAGTTGACAGTAGTGGTCTACTTCCGGGCAATGTTAGCACAGCAGCCGACTTAGTACTATTCTTAAATTCAATTAAAGATAATGACGTTATTAAAGAAATCGCTAATCTTAGAGGACACGAAATCGCAGTTCCTCGTCCTAAAGGTAAAAGAATTATAACAATTAAATTTCATAATACTAATCCTGACATTTACAAAATGGACAATGTTATTATAAGCAAAACAGGCTTTACTAATCCAGCAGGACGTTGTGTAGTCATGTTAGTTGAACGTGGTCAAAAGCTATATGCGTTAGTTGTGTTAGGTGCAAGAACTCCTAGCGACCGCAGTAGAATACTGCACAATTTATTAGACAAGGCTAATACAGTTCACATTTAATTTTACAAATCATAGTGCTCTATAAATAAAGCACTATGATTATAAGAGAACTGACATTTGACGATCATGCACAGTTATTAGAACTGATGCAGAAAAATCCAACTCTCATGAAAATTGAAGACGATGAGTATCAGGAAACACTAGCTCAACGTGCAGGATTTTTTTTAAAAGACCCACACTTTTTTAATATTGGCTGCTTCGATAACAATAAGTTAGTGTCTACCATTAATTTTTACGAATCAGATCAAGCACCAAGTTGGACTATCATTCAGTGTACTAGAGATCTTCCAGGAGCATTTTGCTCATTCCCCGAAGAAAGAACCATGTTAAGTATGATGTTTCAGGAAGCTGAAGCTAGAGATCTTACAAGATTTTATATCTGTTTTAACTCAAAAATGCCTATGATGATGAATAGAAGCAGAGTGGGCGCAAGATTGCTTGCAAAATGGATCCCAGAAATTACTAAATATGAGATAGCAGACGATGCTATTGTCCCGGCAGGAACTATGCCTAAGTACAGTTATCAAAAAATGTTATTAGGTAAACCCTGGCCCGTAGATTTAATTATAAGATGTGGATTCTTAAAAAATGAGTACAGAAAAATTACAACTTAAAGACTTTCATACACATACATGGTTTAGTGTATTACCTTTATATCTCCTCTTTCTAGGATCCCTCAGTCAAATCGGAAGCACCTCGCTGTTGAGTCTGTGTTTATTTTTTGTTTTTTGGACATTAATTGGCGGCTGCGGAATAGAATTGACCTTCCACAGATTGTTAAGTCATAAATCTTTTGAAATATCAAACTGGGCTAAAAAGTTGTTTTCTTATTTGGGGTGTTTAGCTATGAACGGTAGTCCTATTTTTTGGGTAGCTATTCACAAGCAACATCATCCCTACGCTGACACAGATTCTGATCCTCATCATCCTGGACAAGGATTCTTTATGAGTTATATTGGTTGGGCGTTACACAAGCCTAGTTTAGACAAAATTAGATTCGCTCGAGCAGGTAAGGACCTATTGACTTCTAAGTTTCAATTATTTTTACAACAGCACTATTATTTGTTAGTCTGGGGCTTTTATCTAGCCGTATTTTTAATTAGTCCTACAATTTTTTGGTTAAGTTTTGTGCCAGCATGTTTGTTAGCGCACAATCAAGGTAATATAGTTAACTTTTTCTGTCATCAGAAAAAATACGGCTATAGAAATCACGAAGTCAAAGATAACAGTGTAAACATAAAAGCTTTAAGTTTTTTAACTTGGGGATTAAGTCTACACAATAATCATCATAATCAAAGTCAAAGTGCTAACTTAGCTTCTAAGAATGATGAGACTGATTTTGGTTACGTACTTTTAAAATTTTTATCTAAAATTAAAATAGTTAAAAATTTACATACTGCGTGATAAAAATTATTTTCCATCACTCCAGTTACTAGACACATATTTGTCGTAATAATCATAGAAATGTTGATATCCTTTTTCTAAAGGATCTTGAACAGGACCAAAATCATCCATACCTGTTTTATAATTAAATTTTCGACCCTTATCTATTCTTAAAGCTATTTCATCATCTTCTACTGTAGTTTCCATATAAGCAGCCTGATGCGCAGCTACTAGTTCTGGTTCAAAGTGAAGAACATCTTCGGGATAATAAAATTCAACAATGTTTTTTGTTTTTTGCGGTGAGTCAGGCCACACCGTGGATACTACTAATACGTGCGGATACCATTCTACCATAATATTTGGATATATGGTTAACCATATTGCTCCATACTCAGGAACCTTTCCACCTGAATAATTTAGTACAGCTTTCTGATACCTTTCCCAAACTGGAGTGCCTGGTGTACGTAGTTCGTTATTAACGCCAACAGATTGGCAACTGTAGTTTTTACTGAACTGCCAAACGAGCTCTTCACAGTTGACAAAGCTTCCTAAACCAGGATGAGAAGGCGTTACATGGTAATCATCTAAGTAAACTTCAATAAATGTTTTCCAGTTATAATTACATTCTTGAACTATTCGAGAATGAAATGCATAATTTTCAAAACTAAAATGCTTACTTAAATTCATGTCGGCAAGATTTTCTTTGATATTAGTAAAGCCTGAATCAAATATAAGCCCGTTCCATGTTTGTGTACTAAATTTTCTAAGGCTAAGATTCGGGCAAGGATCAAATTGAGGTGCACCTAATAGTTTACCTTCACGATCGTATGTCCAACCGTGCAATGAACAAACAACATTGTTTGTTTTTCCTGATCCAGTTAATATAGTTCCTTGGCGGTGCCTGCAAACGTTGCTTAGACATTCAACACCGTTTTTATTTTTAATTAAGACTCTTGCTTCGTCATCTTGATCTATGACTAGATAGTTATCAACTGAAAGCTCGTGACCTAAGTATCTAGTCTGTTTGAACAATACTTGTTCTTTTTCTAAAATAAGATCATCAAAATAGAAGTGTGACGGTTTCATAAATTAATTTTTAATTTGTAGTTTTGGCTATTTTTAATAATTCTTCAGTGGTCCAGTAATTACAATTTTGTTTAAACTCATTTATGATTAAAGGATATCCATCTGATGTTTTAAACTTATGACGGCCGCCGCCATAAGATTCTTTACCGTGTAAATTATACAGTCTTTCAGACACATCAATCATCCATGTTTCAATATCTTCCATACCGTGTTTCTTGATTCTAGGGATCATTTCCGGCCAAGCTTCTCTGTATCCTTGAAGTTTAGTTGAACTCATTCCTAACTTACCAGGGAAGCCATCATTAACAATCTTATCAAACCAATTAGTCTGAGTTAGTGCTAAAAATTGATTAGGGCTCCATCGGCACCAATCTGCAACAGCCGATCGTCCTTGCTGCGTAAAGAACTTACACCAGCCCCAATTATATTCCCACTCAGTAACCAGCCATGTTCCTTTTTTAGAATAATCTTTATCAGTTCTTTCTATAAACAATTCTCCACCGGCCATTACTGGTAATCCGTCAACTAAGTCGCATAGAGCCAATTGTGGAAGTAGAGGAGGAATGACTATTTGAGATTTGAGACTGTAATCTGCTGCATCATTCTCAAAAAATTTAACAACATCGAAGTCAATAAACTTATATGGAACACCAAGTGATTCACATATAATAACTGCATAGCTCACATCATAGATGTTAAGATCATTTTTATAACGTCCAATATAAACATCAAAATCAATTCCCGCAGCCTTAAACGATCTTAACATCATTTCGCTTTCGCTGCCGCCAGAAAACATTAAGCTAAATTTTTCATTTGGATACCAATCGCGAATAGATTGAGTAGCTTTAATACATTCTGTTCTAAAGTCTTGTATAGGATCATCGGTTGGTTTTATCAAAGCTTGAAATTTTTGCTCCGGACTAGTTCTTCTAAGTTTGGTTGGATCATTGTCATAACAATAATACAGCCAGTTGTTTTCGGTATGGGTAAACATGTTGCCTCTAAAAATAAAGCAATATTTATAGACCTAATTATACCTTCATAAATTTTAAAAACCAAACTGTTTGACTTTGTTAGAATAAGTAGTTATAATACCCACATGAGTAAAGTTTCTAAAAGTCCAGACCGTCATACCTTTCAAAAGGAAGGCTATGAACAACGCCTAGCCGAAAAAGGCGAAACTCCTAGCGAAGCTTATCTTGATTATTTTGAAAAGATACTTTACGAACACGATCACAAATTTGATGATCCAGAAACTCACAAAAACAATATGGAGTACGAATTAGTAACTACTGATTGGATATTGGAAAAAGTGCGCAGCAGTGAATCCTATGCTCAGAACTTGTATGCAGCCATGTGTAATAACCAGTTTCAAAAACGTGAGTTGTGGCCCATACTAGCCGAACAAACTTGGAGTTGTACTTGGCGTTACTCCGGTGGCATCGTCGCAGACATGCGACAAGAAGGTGATTACATTGATTGGTATTGTAGCGGCATGGGCGGGCTTGCAGGCGAGTGGGATAAAGATGTAGAGACCTTTGAACAGTGGACTGCACGTACCAAGTTTGTTTCTGAAGGTGTTGTCACTGAAGAAATTCAAAAAGATCTTTTTGAATTAGGTTGGTTAGTAATGGACGAGGACAAATGATGAAATATACATTTAATGCAGAAGATATATTTGAAGACATTCCTGGAGATCCAGACAATGTCATTTTGAAATTTCCTCCTGAAATATTAGAACAAACAGGGTGGAAAGAAGGAGACACATTGAATATTGAATTAGAGGACGGTGCTATTACCGTAACAAAAGTTAATGGCTAAGTCTGATGATTTATTAGAACTACGGGGAACTGTAACAGAAGTATTACCTAATAGTACGTTTCGTGTCAAAGTTGAAAACATTGACCACGAAATTCTCTGCTATATAGGCGGCAGATTGAAACAACATAAAATTAAAGTAATTCTGGGAGATCCAGTTACGATTGAAGTTAGTGTTTATGATTTGAAAAAAGGTAGAATTACTTACAGACATTGAGGAACTATGACAACTTTAAATGAAGCAGCAAAAAAAACCGGCGAAAATCTTTGTATCTTGTTAGAAGCATTGGTATCAAAAATTAACGAATTAACAGAAGAAAATTTAAAACTTAAAACTGAATTAGCTAAATTGAAATTAGAAAAAGTTCAAAATGATATCCAATGAAAAAGATCTTAAGATATTTAAGAAATGGCTCAAAAGCCATTTAGCCTACGGTCCAACTACTATAACATTTATAAAAAAAGATGGTACTGAAAGATCTATGAACTGTACTATCAACGAAGGATATATTCCTGAAGAGCTACATCAAAAAAATGATAAGAAAGAAAAAAAGATCAACGACGAGGTTATGCCAGTTTATGATCTTGATGTAAAAGGGTGGCGAAGCTTTCGCTGGGATTCAGTAAAAACAATAACATTTACACTATCATGATCGAAATTTTATTATTACTCTGTTTTATCGTTAAACATTTCTTAGTAGACTTTGTTTGGCAAACAGAAACACAATTAGAAGAAAAAGGCCAATACTTAAAATCGGGAGGATTGGAGCATTCTGGTTTACATGCACTGTTCACATATCTTATTCTAATTCATATGTTAGATATGCCTTTTGCGTTAATGCTATCAATACTTGACTTTAGTTTGCACTATCATATTGATTGGGCTAGAATGTATATCAATAAAAGATATAATTATACTCCCTCAGACAAGGGATTTTGGTTTTGGCTAGGCCTTGACCAATTACTACATCAACTAACTTATATTGTTATTACTATTGTGACCATACTTATAATCGGAGACTTTATCTAAATGGAAATACGCTACAGTGACAAATGCAAAGTAATCCATGTAAATGGAAATAATAAAAGTGCAGAAGCAGACGTTCTAGAATTTAAGGACAAGAAAAAACTAGTAGTTGCACTAGGAAATGCTGTAAAATTGCACATGACATGGAACGGTAAAGAATACGAAGGAAAACAAGCCGGCTTAGATTTTGTAAGTAAAGGCCCAGAAGTATTTAAAACCAGTGTTGCTAAAAGAGGTTAACAAATGAAAACATTTGACACATTCGAGAAAGTTGAAGATATGGGTGCGTGTGTTAAGCGTCCCATTGTAGTACACGCTAAAAAGATTGATGAAGAATTCCGTGTCAATACGCTAGAAGGCAACTACAAACAAGGCAAGCCCGGAGACTACTTAATGCGTGGTATCGATGGTGAACTTTATATCTGCGACGGTCCTATTTTTGAAAAGACTTACGATTTTGTAAAGGAAGAAAATGCCTAATCTAGTACCAATGGTAGTTGAGCAAGAAGCTCGCGGTGAACGTGCCTATGACATTTATAGTCGCTTATTAAAAGATCGCATTGTTATGCTGGACACTGATGTTAACGAACATACAGCTAGTCTTATCGTTGCACAGTTGTTATTTTTAGAAAGTGAAAATAGTGAAAAGGATATCAGCTTTTTTATCAACAGTCCCGGCGGAGTGGTTACTGCTGGCATGGCTATTTACGATACAATGCAGTTCATTCGGCCTGACGTTTCCACAATCGTTATGGGCCAAGCTTGTAGTATGGGCAGTCTCCTTGCTTGTGCTGGTGCTCCTGGTAAACGTAAAATGCTACCGAACGCAAGACACATGATTCATCAACCTAGTGGCGGTGCTCGTGGCCAAGCCACAGACATGCAGATTCAAGTTGAAGAAATCTTAAAGATGAAAAAATCTTTAACTGAAATCTATGTCAAGCATAACAGCAAGGGCAAGACCTACGAACAGCTACTAGCTGACATGGAACGTGATAAGTTCATGAGTGCCCAAGAAGCACTGGAATACGGACTAATTGACGAAATTATCACTAAAAGATAATATGCGTATATAATTGGGTTACATAGTCTGCACTAAATACGTTTAGGAGCAGACTATGAAGCGTCAAGCATTTGATTGGTCTAAGCTAGATCGATACACATTAATAAGTGTTCTTAACGGTGCCCGAAAAGAAATTGTCGGGCAAAAACTACTTATTGAAGATCTTCACAAAATCCTAAGTCATCAAGTCAAAAAACATCTCCCAATTAAAACTAAAATGATTAGAAATCCCGGGCAAGAAGAAAGGGAAATCTACATAGGTGGCTGCTATTACGGACATTATGACGAAAATCAAACCAATCGATTTATAGAAATAATTTTTAGTTACTGCTTGTTTGATAAATTTTTAAAGATATCTCAAAGTAAATGGAACAGAATGTGTTCGGTATTTGCAGATACAATCTTGCACGAAATAATACACATGCGTCAATATCGAACTAGGCGTTGGAAAATACTTCCAGGTTATGAAAGTATGGCCCATTTAGCCAAACAGCGCAAAGATCAAAATTATTACGGACATCCGGATGAAATTGGTGCTTATGCATTTAACATTGCTTGCGAAATGTACGATCGATTTGGTACAAATTATCAAATGATCAAACGATATCTAAACTCAAATCAATGTGTTAGACATAAAAGAACTAACTATTTTAGATATTTGAAAACTTTTGACATGAATCATTCTCACAGAGTAATTAAAAAACTTAAGAAAAAAGTAACTTACTATCTTCCATACGCCGAGTTTGGTAAACCATTTAAAACTTCGGATCATATCAACTACTAAGTACTTGACTTTTTTTTAAAGCGATGTTACAATTGCTTTAAATTACTTTTTACCTTATCTAAAACTATGAGAAACGCCTGGGATATTATCAAGGAACTAGAAGCAACTAATAGCCGTTTGGAAAAAGAAGCCATCATTTTGAGAGAAGCTGAAGATCAAAATGATTTATTTTTTGAAGGACTTCGATTTGCTCTTGATCCTATGATCACGTTTGGTGTAAAGCAAGTTGATGAAAAACAACCAAATGATGGATTAGGAGTAGCTTGGGGTCATTTTAGAGAAACTCTAGTTGATCTTCAAAATCGCGAGGTTACTGGTAATCTGGCCAGAGATATACTAGATCATTTAAAAGACAAATCATTTACCGATCAGTGGAACTATTGGTATCGCCGAATTCTTATTAAAGATTTACGCTGTGGATTAAGCGACAAAACTGTTAACAAAGTGGTGGAGAAAAAATATGCAGATTACATTGTACCTACTTTCACTTGCCAGCTTGCTCACGATAGTGCTAATCATGAAGGAAAACTCGCAGGTAAAAAATTGGTGGAAGTCAAGCTGGATGGTGTGCGTGTTATTACTGTTGTGTGGCCAGACGGTCGTGTTCTTCAATTTAGCCGTAATGGCAAAGAGCTTGTAAACTTTGAACACATTAAACAAGAACTTGCACTAAATGCCAATACATTTACAGAACCAATGGTACTTGATGGCGAAGTTATGAGTTCAAGTTTCCAAGATTTGATGAAACAGGTTCACCGTAAAGACAATGTTGCAGCCAGTGATGCAGTTCTATGGTTATTTGATATTTTACCGTTGCGGGCGTTTGAATCAGGTATTTTTAATATGATCCAAAAAGATCGTAGCAGCTGGTTACACGATTGGTATAACAATAAGCTTAATAAATCGATGGCATATGTACGATGCTTAGATCAAGCTATTGTAGATTTAGATACAGCTGAAGGACAAAATTTATTTCGTATGTATAACAAATCTGCTATTGAAAATAATTACGAAGGTATTATGATTAAGGATCCCCAGGCTCCTTATGAATGTAAACGTACTGCAAGTTGGTTAAAATTAAAACCATTTATTGAAGTGTCATTGGAGGTTACAGATGTTGAAGAAGGGACTGGAAGGAATGTTGGACGCCTTGGAGCATTGGTCTGCGAGGGCAATGATGATTCTAGGCACATCAGGGTTAACGTGGGTTCCGGTTTTAGTGACGATGATCGGAATACTTTTTGGAATTCACGGAGTGATGTTCTTGGCAGAATTGTTGAAGTAAGGGCAGATGCTATAACTCAAAATCAAGACGGTAGCTACAGTTTACGTTTTCCAAGATTTCTTTCGTTTAGAGGTTTTGAAAACGGAGAAAAAATTTAAATTAAAAATATGACAAATCCATTTCGCGATCAAGAAAAATTTATGAAAGCTTGCGACCAAAGTGTTGACAAGTATGACGGTTCTCAATATGCTATGTATCTTAAATTAATCGACGAGGAAGTCGGAGAATTACATCAAGCAGTTGTAGCCAACGACGATGTAGAACAATTAGATGCATTAATTGATATTCTAGTTGTTACTATTGGTGCTATCCATTCTATAGGTGCAGATGCCGAAGGTGCTTGGAAAGAAGTTATGAAAACTAACTTTGCCAAGATTGATAGCGAGACTGGTAAAGTACGTAAGCGTGAGGACGGTAAGGTACTTAAACCTATCGGCTGGACTCCTCCTGATCTAGCAGCATTTGTAGGAGACTTTAAATGAGCTATTGGGGGTATCATTTAATCTTAGATGTAGGAGGCTGCGACTCTTCTTTGATGGCTGATAGGCTAAACGTCTACAACTGGATTACATCTTTAGTTAAAGATATCGATATGATTCCAGTTGGTGAGCCGAGTATCGAATACACGGCTGCAGATGATATAGATAAAGCAGGATTTACAGCAATTCAAGTAATTGTTACTAGTAGTATTGTAGCACACTTTATTGACTCTACAGGACAGATATATATAGATGTCTTTAGTTGTAAAAAGTTTGATCTTGATGTTGTAAAAAATAGTGTTAAAAATTATTTTGGTGCAGGAAAGATGAGAGAGTTCTTCCTGACTAGACAAGCTGATTAAAGGAGATAAAAATGTTTGTTACAAGTTATAGAACTGCTGGTGAAATTAATTCAGCAATGATTCGAGTATATCAAAATATGATGATAGCCGTTTTGATTAGTATGGTTACTAGTTTCATAGTAGGCAATACGCCTATGCTAATGGCACTGTTTTTCGGAACGCCATTAAAATGGTTGATTATGTTGGCGCCCATTGGATTCATTTTATTTTTTAGTTTTAAAATGGAAGACCTTAGTAAAGATACAGCCACAATGTTATTGTGGGTATTTTCTGTATTAATGGGACTAAGTTTCAGTGCTATTTTTGTCGTCTACACCGGTGCTAGTATTGTTATGTCATTTATGAGCGCAGCTATACTTTTCGGTTGTATGACCTTTTATGGTTATTTTACAAAACGTAGTTTAGAAAGTTTCGGACAATTTTTGATTGTAGGACTAATTGCTATCTGTATCGCTAGTATTGTTAATATTTTTGTAGGTAGTAGTGTAATGACCACTGTGATCAGTGCGTTGGCTATCATAATCTTTTTGGGACTAACTGCATATGATACACAACGTATCCGTGAAATGGTTAGCTATGATAATAATGGTAATGCTGAGGTAGCAGGAGCATTGACTTTGTACTTAAATTTCATTAACATATTCCTTAACTTGTTACAACTTTTTGGAAGTAAAAACGAATGAGAAATTATTGGACTTGTAGTAAATTTGCAGATTGGATTCGCGGCACCACTAAACTAAAGTGCGGCACTGGCAAAGAGTGGCATGAATGGGAAAAGGCTGCTAAAGCTAAGTATCCTGTTCGTTGGTGGATCGCCGAAGAAGGCCTAGACCATATTCAAGACGTTTGGTGCTGGATTCCGGAAAGGATTAATGATGTACGATATTATGTTAATAATCGTTGGGTCTCTCATAGCCATCGCCTCACGGCGCATCCTAGAGATATCAAACCAGGACAATGGTCGGACGTTGGCAATCGTTTTCTTCCTTGTCTATTTAACAGCTTGGTGGATTTTATTGAGATAGAAAAAGCGTGGACACATTGTGTTTGGGACGACGATGCACGTAAGACCTTTGGATACCCTTGGTGGCGTCGATGGTTCCGTCAATGGCGCTGTCCAGAAGCAGGCATTGCCCATTTAAAATGGGAAATGGAACTAACTACCGCGGAGTTTCTTGAGGATAGTGAAAAGCACAAAGCCGAGCCTACATATCAAGCTAAGGCTGCTCGAGAGCTTTTTGAGCTGTATACTTGGTGGAAGGAAGTTTATCCAAAACGTCCAGACATGTATGATGCCAGTGGATGGAGTGCCTACTGCGAAATGCGTCGTGAACGAGGTTACCATCTCTTAGACATGGAAGATAAGACACCAGAAGAAGCTGAAATGTGTAGAACTGCATTAGATAAGAGTCAAGAAATTGAAGCAGCATATAACAAAGAAGATGAAGAAATGATGATTCGTCTTATTAAAATTCGTGAAAGTCTTTGGACTTAATAAATATTCAACAAAGGAGACCGCTATGAAATTAATCACAGCACTAGTATTAGCCTCAGCAATGAGCTTGGCAACAGCAGCCGAAGAAAAAAATGTAAAGGTTGATGGCAAGACCTACGAAGTTCGTGTACCAAAATCAGCAAAAATTGACTGTAAGGATGCTAAAAATGCAGACAAAACTGAATGCAAAAAGCAACCTAAAGAAATGCCAAAAATTGAAAAACCAGTTGCACCAAAAGAAGAACCTAAAAAGAAGTAATTTTATCCACCGCCCGGACCTAGTCCGGGCTTCTTAAATTGTAATATGAACGACTACTCTACAGTAATATCTGCCATTAATTTTGTTAATAGTGCTTTTTTACTAACACTTGGCCTTATTATTATTATCGCTGGGATAATAATCATAAACAATCTTATTATGCGTTTTTATATGCCTATGGGCATAGCCAAATGGCTGCGTAATACTATAATGCACCCGACTGAATATCCAAAAGAACCGGTTGACAAGAAAGACCCAACTGTGCTATAATTACTCATAATTAACAAACAGGAGTGATTATGGCTCGCGTCAAAGCTAAAAAAGTTGTTGTAAAATCCACAACTTCCAAATCCAAACGTGATACTAGCCCAAATTGGGAAGGTAGCGAAGCTTGGTCTATTGACAAGTTTTATGCACATTTTCATAACAGTTCTTTGTACTACCGTTCTGAATACGGTGGCAAAGAACTGAAGCCTCAAGTTATTAAATGGTTAACGCAAAAAGGCGTGGACAAAAGCATTATAGCGTCGTTTAAGCGTACTAAAGACTGGCGCAGTCATCTTACCATGGGCACTATTGCTTCTTGCTTGTTGAAGGGTATGCCCGAACAGCGAGCTGATTTTAACAACGGCAGAAACACTGCGGATTGGTTGTTAGCCCAAGTTAACAAAGTTATAGGTGAAGGTAAGTACGACATCGAAGAAGTAACAGACGATGTTGCTAAAACTACAACTGTACAACCTAGTATTCAAGACAGACTACGCGAAGTTGCCCTGTCAATGACTGAAGATATCGAAAATGCTATCGAAAGTTGGCAATCCGACGCTGAATCTTTTGAGCCAAAGGCTTTTAAGGTTCTTAACTTACTAAAAGGCAAAGATGCTAAGGCAGCTCATGCTCGCGTTATTCGAGACCAGTATGCTAAAGACTTAGCAGAACTAGAAGAATTAGCTAGTGGACAAGCTGACGAACAGTTACGTGAAGCGTACAGCCATCGCAGTAAAAAACAGATCCGCAAGTTAATTGATTTTTACACAGAAGTGAATTCTGCTTGCACCATGCTCATGCAGGAAAGTAAAATCAATCGTAAGCCACGTGCTAAGAAAGTAGTACCTGCTGACAAGATTGTTGCTAAACTCAAATATAAAAAGACCGACGAGCCTTTAAAATTAGTCAGTATTAATCCTGCAGACATTCTTGGTTCAAAAGAATTGTGGATCTACAATACTAAAACTCGTAAATTAGGCAAATATGTAGCTGCCGACTTTAACGAACTTGGTGTCAAAGGTGCTAGTATTACAGGCTTTAGTGAAGCTAACAGCATTCAAAAAACTCTACGTAAACCTGTTGAACAACTCAAAGAATTTAAGGCAGCAGGTAAAGTTGCACTACGTAAGTTTTTAGAAGACATCAAAGCAACCGATACAAAATTAAACGGTCGACTAAATGAAGAAACTATTTTGCTTAAAGTAGCATGATAGATAAGTATGTACAGAGGACTTAGGCATTCAACCCTCTTTAAATATTCTGCATGCCATTGCTAACTTTAAGGAGATATCAATGGCAAAATATTATTCAACAAAAACATATGGCACTGACAGAGGATTAAGTTGTTGTTTTAGGCAATGGCGTAGCACTCATAGTCATTGCGCATTACTACACGGATACTCGATTGGTATCAAACTAATTTTTGAATCAGAGACACTAGACGATCGTAATTGGGTCATGGACTTTGGCGGACTCAAAGCGTTCAAAGAATGGAGTGAGTGGCAATTTGATCATACACTTTGTGTAGCATTAGATGATCCTCACCTGGAACTTTTTAAACAAATGGCTAAACTAGGCAAACAAGCAGACGGCGGTGTCTGTGATTTAAGACTAGTAGAAGCCGTTGGTTGCGAAAAGTTTGCTGAATTAACGTATCGTACCATGAATGAAATACTAGAAGCTTATAGGGAAGGCAGAGGATGGACACATCCAGATGGTCGTGTATTTGAAGCACGATATCCTGTAGGGCAAGGTGTTAAATTACGTTCAGCAGAAGTATTCGAACACGCTGGTAACTCAGCAATATACGAAGGATAACATGTTTACCTTGTTGTTACTTGTACTAGTTTTTTTAGTTATAAGTTTAGTAGATTGGACTTGGATAAAATCTAAATTTTATTCATACGATACAGAGCTAATAAAACAAATTTTAGAAGATTATTCCAAAAGTAAATGACACAAAGATGGGTAGTTTGCCTAAAACATGGCACAAAGTATTCTTCTGAATACGTAAACAAATTATACAGTATGACTAAAAGGCATTCTACGATGCCTTTTAATTTTGCCTGCATTACAGAAAACGCACATGGGCTTGATCCAAATATAAAAATTATTCCTTTACCTCAAGATAATAAGTTAAGTGGATGGTGGTACAAGCCTTATGTATTTTCAACAGAAATTCCAATAGATGGAACTATATTATTTTTAGATTTGGATCTAGTAATTGTTAGGAATTTTGATTACTTATGGACTTACGAACCTGAAAAGTTTTGCATAATACGAGACTTTGCAAGAAGTAGAGTTAAGCACTGGCACAAATTTAACAGCTCTGTGTTTAGATTAGAAAAAGGCCAACATGCACACGTATGGAATAATTTAATTTCTGACTACTCCCCTGTTAAAAAAATGCACGGAGATCAGGATTGGATTTATAATCAAATTACCAAGAACTTTAGTTTTTGGCCTGATCAATGGATACAGAGTTATAAATGGGAAGTAAGATCTAAAAGTGAACTAGTAGGTGTAAATTCTGGAAGAAGATTCTCTACAGTAAAGAATCCAAAAGTTGATTACGAAACTTCAATATTAGTGTTTCACGGTGATCCTAAACCTAGCGAAGTAAAAGATCCAATAATCATTGACAACTGGCGATAAAAGTATTATAATACATCATGACTAAACGTATAGGTTTCGCTTGCAAATGGATCGACTTTCCGCACCAAGTGGAAGGCATCAAACCAAAAGACGAGTGTAAAAAATATAATACTGGTGCTACAACCGTAGCTTGGCTTAATCGTCAAACTAAAGATGTAGCAGTGGCAAAGCTCTGGTCATTGATGGAACAGAATATTGAATCAACCCGTAAACTAGTAGAAAGAGTAGGTAATCTAGATGAACCACTTAGGATGGTACGTATCAGCAGTGATCTTCTTCCCGTATATACTGAGTCTAGTTGGAGCTGGTTTTGGCGTCAAGCTGATGTACGATCATACGCCGAAACACATTTTAAACAAGTGGGCGATTTGGCTAGAGCTCGTAACGTTCGTCTCAGCTTTCATCCTGGGCAATTTACTGTTTTGGCATCTGACAATGAAAATATTGTTCAGCGTTCTATAGAGGAGTTTGAATATCATGCAGATATGGCCCGTTGGATGGGGTTCGGTATACAATTCCAAGACTTTAAAATCAATGTCCACATTGCGGGTAGAGCCGGTCCAGAAGGTATCCGCAGTGCCTACAAAAAACTCAGCACCGAAGCAAGAAATTGCATTACCGTCGAAAACGAAGAAAACTCGTGGGGTTTAGATGATTGTCTCAGTCTTAGCGATCTTATACCTACTGTTCTTGATATTCATCATCATTGGGTTCGCGAAGGGGAGTATTTGGATCCTAGCGACGCCCGAGTTACACGGGTCATTGACAGCTGGCGCGGTGTTCGTCCTACTATGCATTACTCCATCTCAAGAGAAGACGTCTTGGCCGGACATTGTTCAAACACTCTTCCGGACTATCAATCTTTACTAGAGTCTGGTTACAAAAAAGCCAAGCTTAGAGCACATAGTGATTTTTATTGGAACACGCCTGTAAATGATTGGGCATTAACTTTTAATGATCAATTTGATATTATGTGTGAATCGAAGGCTAAGAACTTAGCCAGTTTTAAACTATATGAGCATAGTTTGATAAAATAAAAGGGCTCCGAAGAGCCCTTTTTTATTGTGCCTTGGGTTTACGACCTCGGGACGTTTTGACTTTTTCAGTAACTGCCTTTGTTACTTCTTTGGCTTTCTTTGTAGTTTTCTTTACTGCTTCTTTAGCATCTTCTAGATTTACTTTTCCGTCTCCGTTTACATCTAATACATTAGAAATAACAGGTTGAACAGGTACACTTTCGTGTCCAATTCCGTCTGCTTTAGTTGTTTTAGAGGGAGTTTCAATCTTGTAAGGTGCTTGCGTAGCAGCATCTAGTGGGTGCTTACCATCTGAACTTTCTTTGTTTAGCATATGGTACCCAACATAAACGATAATAGCCAAAGCTATAATAGCGATAATGATTTCCATAAAAATCTCCTTAGGAAAATATTTAGTTATAAATATTCCATGACATACAATTTTATCAAATGGGCACTTGTAGAAAGTACAAATGAACCAAAAACACTAGAACTCTATGATTTACCCTACAGCCGTACTGATCTAGACCCGTCAATTAGTAAAGAAACACTAGATGTACACTACGGTAAATTAGCCAAAGGATATGTAGACCGTTATAATGCAGGAGAAGGAGACCCCGATTTTAACGAAGCGGGCGCCTATTTGCACAATATTTTATTTGCACAATACAAAAAACCAGAAAGCAGTAATAGTCCAACTGGTGCAATTTTAGAATTTATTGAAAAACATTTTAAAAGCTTTAATAACTTTGTAGAAAAATTTGAAGTTGAAGCTATGAAGCTACAAGGATCAAATTGGATTTACTTAGCTAAGAACGGCAAAATTAAAAGCATACCGAACCATCAAACACGTAGTGATATTGTACTGTTAATTGATTGGTGGGAACATGCTTGGTTCTTGGATTACGGTAGCGACAAGAAAAAATATCTAGCTAATCAATGGAAAATTATTAACTGGGAAATTGTTTCCGCTAGAGTTCACTGATGTCCTTCATGCTGCTAGCTGGCATGTCCCACACTGTTCTACGCTCAACTGCTTTTCTTTGAGCAAACTTTTTTGTATCACAGATTGAACAACAATGAAAAAAATTGTTGTTCAATCGTCGCGGATCTAACTTTCCCTTGTCTCTCTTAAAAATAGTTTTACAATTGTCACATCTTAGAACTACAATAGTTTTTTTACGAATGTATTGATGGGATGCTCCAAGTTTACTGACTCTTGTAAAGGATTTTTCTTCAGTCTCAAGTGTTAAAAACATTAAGTATTTACATTCGGATTATAAAATTTTCCTATAAATAATGACAACGGAGATTAAAAAATGGTTAATCTTAGCAATAGTGCTATTGAAAAAATTAAAGAATTAATAGAAGAAGAAGGAAATCCTGATTTAAAACTGCGGGTCTTTGTGCAAGGCGGCGGCTGTTCAGGATTCCAATACGGATTCACATTCGATGAAGAACAGAACGAAGATGATTTTGATTTTACATTTAACGGTGTAAAAGTAATTATTGACAGTATGAGTAGTCAGTATTTGCAAAACGCTGAAATAAACTACGTAGAAGATATCACAGGAAGTCAGTTTACAGTTAAAAATCCTGACGCTAAAACTACCTGTGGATGCGGCAGCAGCTTTTCCGTTGACGAAGAGTTCTACGATAATATCGGAGTATAATAAAAAATGGCAAGAAGAGTAATTGATATTGGAGTCCAAGGGAACGACGGAACTGGGGATAGTATTAGAGAAAGTTTTCGAAAAGTAAACGAAAACTTTGTAGAACTCTATGCTATTTTTAATCAAGGCGATACTATCAGTTTTACAGATCTAGATGATGTTCCTGACGAATTAGGCAGTTACAAAATTCCAATGAGTTCAGCCGAAGGCGACTTTATTGAAATGCGTTCCTTAGTTGAAGGAACTGGTATAGCCATAGATTACGAAAATGAAGATGGCGAAATTATTATCAGTTCTACTTCTAGTGAAGTATCTAGTGATCCTAGTCCAACATTAGGCGGTCCTTTAAATGCTAATCTTCAAGGTGTAGCTAATACAATAGATTTTAACGATATTACTGCTATTAATAATGCAGTCATTAGTTTTAATGCTACTCACGGAACAAATATTACTGCTGATAGTTTAGTCATCAACAGAGGATATGCAGATTCAAGGTATATAAATGTTGCTGGCGATACTATGACTGGTGCATTAAATGTGCCAGCCGGGGCATCAGGAACACAAGTTCCAAGAGTTAGCGAAGTAGTTAAAAAAGCTGGCGATACTATGACCGGCGTTTTAACACTATCAGATCATCCTGGGACACTTGCAGGTGTTGGTATTATTAACGGCGATGATGATTTACAAGCAGCTACTAAACTTTATGTTGACAATTCTAGTTTTAGTAGTGCAACAAATTTATTTGTAGCAACCAGTGGACAGGATGATCCTGATCCTCCTTATCCAGAAGGTAAAGAAGGTCGAGCATTTGCTTACGCATTTGGAACAGTAAACAGAGCTGCACAAAAAGCGGAAGAAGTTATATATTACAATCGAGCGAGACCAGGACCGTATAAGCAAACAATTACCTATACAAATAACGACGTTGCTATATCTTCAATTATTAGTACAGTTAGTTTAACCACTACACAAAGTTTAGGATATATTGAAGCCAGTGATATTTTGTATAGCAATATTGAATTCATTCAAAAAGAAGTTATAGAACATATAAACACTGAATATCAAGATCTAGTTTATAATGAAGAGTTGTGCGAAAGAGATGTAGGGTTAATTGTACAGGCTATTCTTTTAGATCTACGTATTGGCGGAAATTATCAGACAGTTAATGCAGGGTTAAGCTATCGCCGAAACGCTAGTGCTAGATTTGCAAGTTCAACTCAATTAGAAGAAACCGCAGCTGGTATCGCATACGCACAAACAGTAGCAAATGTTATCTTAAGCGAAACTTTAAGTTACGAACCTTTACAAGGCGTAGTAGCAATTCAGTATCCAAGTGATCTAGGTTTCGCCATCCCTAACAGCTCAATTAGAAATAATGTAAGCGAGCAGTTCAATGATATTATTGATATTTTAAATACAGGACTAAGTGCTGCTCCTACTGTTGACACAGGTAACGGAACATATCTTGTTCAATTTTCAAACGGCGGTAACTCTAGCGTAGATCAAGGTATTGCTGCAAACAGAGATATTATTGCAGGCAAAATATTAAGAGGTCAAACGTCAGGTGCTACAGGTAAGATTGTTAGTTATACAGCAGACTACGATCCCGGAATTGATGATTTAATTGAAGTACAATTACTACAGCCAATTGAATTTGAAGTAGGTGAGACACTTGAATATGCAGAAAGTATCAATCAATCAGAGATCACTATTAGAGTTGAGAGTGGATCTTATGAAGAAGATTATCCAATAAGAATTCCAGCTAACGTTTCTCTAAAAGGAGACGAATTTAGACGAGTGCTTATTCGTCCTAAAGATAGACCAAGTCAAAGTCCTTGGAGAGGAATATTCTTCCGAAGAAACATCGAACACGATGGTATTGACAATGTATTAACTAGATCAGGTTACGATATTCAGCCTGTTACTATAAATTTAACTACAGATAGACTGACTGCGATTACTGCAATCAAAGCAGGGGTTGGAATACGAATAAGAAGTACCGGATCATTACCAACCCCATTAACAACAGACGCAGTTACTAGTGCAGGTATTACACTAACTAAAGTTCTTTACGTTAGAGATGTAGTTGGACTAACTTTTAAATTATCTGACACTCCTGAAGGTACTGCATTTGATTTAACTGGATTAAACAGTGGTATTCATACTTTAATACCAGAACCGTTAAACACTTTAGGTGCTACATGTGCAATTAGTATATCAGCTATCACTAAAGGTACCAGTACTATTGTTACTACTGGATCGGCTCATAATTTAAAAGATGGAGATAGAATAACATTCGCTGACGTTGGAGGAATGACTCAGTTAAATGGAAATACTTATTATGCCAAGGCAAGCACCCTAGGGACTACTCAGTTTGAATTGCACGATGCAGAAAAATTGATCAGTACTAGTCGAGTAGACAGTACAGCGTACGGTGTGTACACTCCAAGTACTGGTTACGTCAAAGCATTTATTGAATATGGGTACCATTATCTGACTGATCCTCGATTAGCTCTATCAAACACTAATCCGGCTCTAAACAACAAACTGATCGATGTTTTCTTAATGAATGATGCAACTATTATAAGAAACGTCACAGCACAGGGTCACGGTGGATTTATGATGGTACTTGATCCTGAGGGTCAAATCTTACACAAGTCACCATACTGTCAAACTGCTACCAGTTTTAGTCAAAGTACTCATACTCATAGATTTGCAGGCGGACAATATATTGACGGATTTACTGGACGTCTTGGTGCTACTGTTACGTTGTCAGGATCATTCACTGGACCTTTTAGAATTGGACTTAGTGGATTACCTCGGAATATTAATTCACCTACCAGTTTCTTTTATAACGGATTTCGATATCAAATCAATGCTGTAATTAGATATAGCTCTAATACAGCGTTCGTAGTTCTTGATGACACTACACCCTGGGTTGAAAATCCAACATTTGGATTATTAAGTCCACTACTGCCAGGAGGTATTAGAGTCATTATAGAAACAGCAGGATATCGTAGTATGTTGGCTAATGACTTTACTCAAGTTAACGATCTAGGCTATGGTATTGTTGCAACCAATAATGGATACACTGAACAAGTAAGTACTTTCTGTTATTATAATCAAATTTCATATCTGTCTGAGAATGGCGGACAAATTCGTTCAGTTGCTGGATCTAACTGTAATGGCGTTTATGCGCTTGTTGCTCGAGGAAGAGATCCTAATGAAGTTCCTGATGTTGTAGCATTAGCACAATCTTTTGTGCAGGTTGCTAGAGTTTATAAGTCAGGTTTATTAACTGACGGTGACATAAGTGATACTTTATTTTATATTAGAAATTATTCTTATGTTCCGTTTAATCAATCAGAAGTTGAAATTGATCATGGTTCAAGTATTGGTATAGTAAAATATACTATTAGTAGTGCCAGTGGAACTGGCGAAATTGCCGCAGCAGATCAAGTTGGTCCAATAACAATTTTAACTGCGGATAATACTAATCCTGTTAGAATAACAACTACAACACCGCACGGTTTTAGTTCAGGTTGGCTCGTTAATATTAGCGGCGTAAGCTCTATGATTCAAATTAACGACCGATCGTATTATGTAAAATATATCAACGCAACACAATTTGATCTTTATTCACAAAGAACATTAAAGAGCGATTACAGCATTGATGGTACAGGATATCTTGACGGTACAGGCGGCAGTGCTAGTGCTGGGCCCGAAATTCTAAAAGTAAATCTAGCAGCAAGTATTATTGCAGGTGCTAGTAGTGGACTGTTTGACGATGTAAACAATAATCAAACTATTATTATTAGAGCACAAACACAATTTAGTTTAACTGGTGTAACTGAAGTTTCTCCTACAAGACCTTCTACTGCACTTGTATTTGACAATCAAACAGATCAAACTCTTAGAACAATTGCATTTAGCACATCAAGTCCAGGCAATGGAGGATTGTGGTCAGATTTAACACAAACTTCTGTTACAGTTAGAGAAGCATATTCTTATGTAAGTCTAGCATTAGATTATAATAATCTTGCAGTTGTAGATCCAACTAATGCAAGTAAAAAATTAGGTTCTCAATCTAGTGACACTAAGATAGCAGTTAATATAGGAGAAAGTCCTTCTCAAACACTTCTTGATAAACTTAACTCCGGTAATTATGCATTTGGCTGGTACGGTAAAATACATAGAATTGACAGTGTAACTCAAGCTGCAAATGATCCTGCTAGCGTAAAATATATTAATTCCCCAGCTGGAGCAATTACTAAATCAGTGGCTCTAAGAGAAATTAACGGCATTACAAACAGCTCAGTGGTAGAAATTACAACCTCTGTGGCGCATACCTATACTGACGGAACTAGAGTTAGAATTTTTGGTTTGCCAATAGCCAGTATGTATGCACTTAATAATACTGTAGGTTATACAAAATCTACTGGTCCTAACACGTTTGAACTTTATTCAGATAGCGGACTAACTCTAGGTATTGATACTTCGAATACCACTGTATACAGTGCTTACACAACTGGTGGTAAAATAGAATCACCTACAAGAATAAGAACTAATACCAATCACGGCTACAGTGACGGTACTAGAATTTATATTACCAACGTAGGAGGTATGGTTCAATTAAATGGACAGACACTCTATGCTAAGGTGATAGATGCAGACGAATTTGAATTATATGAAGATGCTGATTTACTAAATCCATTAGACACTAGTTTGTATAATAACTATAGTGGCGTTGGTGGTACAATAGTAATAAGCAACCCTTCGTACATCAGCATTAGTACAATATCTGAAATTTATAGTCCTGCTAGTGCAGCAGGTCTTTATTCCGGCTTCGACAGCGGCATTGCTTATAGCATCCAAGCTGGCTTGCAGGCAGGCAGTACAGGTGAAATCAGTGTTAACATTAGTACTACTCGTGTAACTAGTCATGACTTCTTAGACATCGGTACTGGCGGTGTTAATGACACTAACTACCCAAGACAAATTTATGGCGATCCTGTTAATCAACCAACTCAAGCTAACGAGGTAGTTGAAGAAGGCGAAGGACGAGTTTTCTATTCAAGCACTGATCAAGACGGTAATTTTAAAGTCGGTGAATTCTTTAAAGTTGATCAAGGAACAGGTACAGTTCAGATTAGCGGTAGTATCAGTCTTGGAAGACTAGCAGGTATACAATTACTGCGTGGTGACGAAGTCAAAGAATTTAGTAACGACAGTTCGATGACTAATGCTGACACTGATACTGTTCCAACTGAAAGTGCAGTTGTAGGATATGTTAATAAACGATTAGGATTAACAGAAGCTAGCGCACCAGTTACTGGTCCAATTGGTCCAGGGTTCCTTGCATTAGATAATAGTAATCAACCTTCATCTAATATTAGTTGGGGCGGTTATAAAATTACCAACTTGTTAAATCCCACTGACGCTTTAGATGCAGTCAATAAAGACTATGTTGACACACAACTTTCACTTCAAAACGAATTAAGTGAACTACAAGATATTGTAATTAATGAACCTTATCTTGATGCACAATTACTGGCATCTAAACAAGTACCAGGCGGATTAGAATGGCACAATGTTACTGTTACCGGAGATTTAAATCTTGAGTATGACAGTACTGCAAACAGTATTGTAGCAAACTTGTCTTTAGGCAGTATTGGCAACGCTCAAATCGCTAATGACGCTGCTATTGCACAAAGTAAATTAAGTTTATCAAACAGTACATCAGCAACCACAGCTGGAGCAGCTACTAAAGGTATAGCTAGTTTTAACAGTGCCAACTTTACTGTCGTCGATGGATGGGTAAGCATTACATCCACTGGTCTAGCATCTTTAGGTAATATAGCAGCTACTTCAGTGTTAGGAAATTCTAATAGTAGTAGTGCGTCTGTTTCAGAAGTAACAATGAAGACTGTAGTTGAAAAAGGTGTGGCCACTGCATTTAGCGGTAGCGGTCTATTACAAAAAACTGTTAATCCTTTAGACCCCACTGATATAACCTATAGTACTACTAGCGTAACCTCTACAGGGGTTGCTGGAGCACTGATACAAACCGAAGCTGCTTCTGGATCACCTACGTTAACTACAATGCAAGGTGGTGGTGGTATTGATATAAAATATCTAAAACTTGATACTTATCGAGTAATGGATACTGGTACATTTACTATTTTTTCCGGTACTGCTATCGAACAAACTGCTTTGGTAACTAGACTGTTTACTCCAGCAGGACAACAGTATGAGGGAGCTCATTTTATAAGTGCTACAGGAGGTAGTGATTCATCGTTACCACTTATTGAACTGCATGGCAATTTTAACCTACCAGATGATGGAAGTACTCTTGTATCTACATACGGTGACTTGTCAGAATACTATGAAGCCGATCAAGAATATGAATCCGGAACTGTACTAATATTTGGTGGAAATAAAGAAATTACTACTACAACAACACTAGCAGATTCTAGAGTAGCAGGTATAGTAAGTACTGCATCAAGTTTTCAAATGAACGGCGATTGTCCAGGTACAAAAGTACTGTTAGCATTAACAGGTCGTGTTCCGTGTAAATTTATCGGAACTATAAGCAAAGGAGACATGGTATGCACATCCTCAACACCAGGGTATGCGTGTCGTGCTGACAATCCGGCATTTGGAACAATCATAGGAAAATCGCTTGTAGATAAAACTACACTAGAACCAGGTGTAATCGAAGTAGCAGTAGGAAGACTATAATGACACAAAAAATAATAAATTTAGGTACTGCAAACAAAGGTAATGGCGATCCCATTAGAGTAGCATTTGGTAAAGTCAACGATAACTTTACTGAGCTTTATAACTATGTTGGAGCTAGTAATCTTACTGAATTGGCTCAAGACTATGTGGCACAAATGTTAGTCAATGGTGATCACGAAGGTGCAACTGTAGAATATGACGATGCAAATAATAAATTAAATATTCTAATAGCACAGGACTACGACGGAGGAGCAGCCTCCACGGTATATGACGATGAAACACTTTTAGATGGGGGCGGAGCATAACATGGCACGTAGAATACAATTAAGAAGAGATACAGCAGCGAATTGGTCTAGTACTAATCCTACCTTGGCTCAAGGTGAGATTGGTATTGACTTGACCAATAATAAAATTAAAATAGGTACTGGTACTACTGCCTGGAACAGCCTTGCCTACTGGGATGATAAAGAAACTGCATCTATTGGTGCATTTGATTTTACTGGTAATGTGATAACAACTAATGACAGTAGTAATGTTATTATAGATCAAGCAGTTGAAATAAAAAGTGATTTAAAAGTTGCAGGGAATTTAGAACC